CTCCTTAAAACCCAATGGTGAAAACCTACGTTTTTGTAAGTGAGAACGGGGAACCTGAAAAGGTGACCCGTGCCCCCGGTGGAGAGTACATCGTCAAGCGAACGCCGTTAATGTTCGCCGGCGGTCGATCGCACCACGGCATCGTCATGGGCCAACAGGCTGTTGAACGTCGCGACCCACGAGCTGGTCGCATCGTTTCGCAGCCCGTGGCCCGCGCAATGGCGACCCGTGCGCAGAGACCCAAAATGACGAAGGAAGAGCGCGCCGCGCGCTATGGGATCGCTAAGGCCCCGATCGTTGAACTCCGCGATGGTTCTGTTCATGAGCGCAAGAGCGTGATACGCCAGCGACTCACGGACGTGATCAATCGCGAAGTCGCGACTAAGTTGGATTTGGAATACGATGAGCTGTCCGGGGATATGGAATCCCCGATCCTCCAAGTACCCCTAACTTTTCGGGATGATATGGTCCGTTTGCGCGATGGCGTTAAGCGCTACCTCATTGAAAATCCGGGGATTTTCCGTACTCGCATGATGGCGATGCCTGAGTACGCGGCATTCTTGTCGAATAAATACGAAGCCACGAAACTCGACGAGGAGCAACGGGCACACGAGCGCGGTTACGACGATGATGTGCCAGACGATTGGGTGAATACGGTGATCGCGCCGACATTACCGCCACCAACTCGTCTAGTCGATCTCGTCGTTTCCAACCCCGCCGTGTTACCGAAGCGGCTCACCGTCGTGTGTGGTCGGGCAAAGCTGTCGATGCCGAACCCCGATTACGTGGCCGCGGTGGTGCCGCCACAGAAGCCGGCAACGCAACCCGTGGCCCACGCGAGCTACGCCGCTGCCGCAGGCGCGGGATCGGTTTGCCCCCAAGCGACAAGAACTGTTGTTCGAGCCCCGCGGAAACGGCTCGGTCGCGCCGAGCGCGCGCGTGTGGCGGGGCTGCCAGTCGTGCGACGCACACGACCTGGGCGTTTGGAGAGGCAGGCAAGCAAAGCCATTCGCGACATGAGCCCGGGAGGCGTCGTGAAGATTGGTGCGATGATACGCACCCCTTTCTCCTGCGCCATGAATGCCCCGCCGATCACAACCATCACTCGCGAGTTGTGCGCTGAAGAGATGTTCGGTCATTTCAGCGACGGGGCGAGCGACTCGGGTGATAGTGATTCCGACGATGGCTTAACTTGGAACGTCGTTCCATTGTCCGAAGAACAACATGACCCGATTGGCTACAACCGCGACATTGAAACGTTGCGTGTTGTCGACCCTGGCATACCACTTGTGAGCGTGCGACCCGCGTGCATTCCGCACGACTTGCACGCTGCGCGGGCCATGACCACGTCGTTGTCATGGGGAACATCTGCGATCACGGTCGGCCAACGCTTTGAAGCCATGCCATTGAGCAGCCCTAGCGTAGCCCGGCGAATCCCGATGGTGATGCGAACTATGCCACCGGTCATCGCACCACGGCGCGTCGTCTTGTCGGTATCGGCTGGAACAAGCCATGAACGTGGCTATGTCCCTGCATACCGGAGACAACCAATGTCATTCATTGGGCGTCTGCTGGCCTACGTGCGAAAGCGCGTGGCTGGGGTGTTGCGATGCGCATTCACTGTTGTGGGTTGGCTAAGTCAACTCGCAACGCGCGCGTCAGGTGTTCTCGCGACTCTGCGCGAGACACACCTCGGTGCGTGGCTCGAGGAATGCTGGGTCACTTATGGTGAGATCAGCATACCCGACCCCGGTCCTGACGAGACCGACGCGATAACGGAGACGTTGCTCAAAGTTATCGGGTCAACGACGCGTACCACCGGCGAGGCTCGCGAGCGTGCTATCGCCGTCGTCGTTAACGAAGTTGGACGCCGAATGGCCATCGACGGAGTTGCGGCTGACAAGATGGTGTACCGAGCCCACATCATAAGTATAGTGGGTGACCGCCGTCTGCGCCGGCGCATAGCGCTCGCAGAATGGAAACAACGGTGCAAGTCTTGGGTACACAACCTCATGGTTACCGCCGTCGCGAGTCTCACGGTGGGCGCTATTTGCGCTTGGTGCGCGCCGCACGTGGTTGGGTACCTGCTGCGAAACAGAAAGTTCATCGACGACGCGATGGCGATAATCTGTGAAGCGTATAAGCGGGCAGCTGTGTCTGTGGTTGCGGCTGCGATAATCGTCGCGGTCAAAAGCCCATTCATATGACGGCGCGCGCCCCTAGCCCCTGTGGAGCACCCGTGTTATGTGGCTGATGGCCGCATCGTGTCTAGTCAGTTCGTGCCTCCGCTCGTGCTGGGGGCATATAGCCTCCCCGCAATCACCACCGACACAATATGTTTGGGACCTGGTGATCCTGACAAGGCCGGACCACAACTCACCCTCCTTACAACGCCCCCAACTGAATGCCCGTACCACGGTGCGTTCCAAGGGCGAGGAGCTGAGCTGCTTGGTTACACAACCGGCATTGCTTACGCACCACGCAAGTGCCCGTGCAATGTGTTCAACGCGCTTCGCACACGCCACGGTGCTGCGCCTGTCAACCCGGTAGTAGCGGACCTGTGCGCCGTGCTACCGGAATTTTTGGCAGCTGTGGCACCGTACCGATCAGAATACGCGCTGTCCGCATACCGCGACCGCGACACCTGGTTGTCCAAATTCCCGTTGGGGAAACAACGTGCGTTGCGCCAATCGGCGCTTATTGACCCGATCAAACCGACACGCGTGAAAGCCATGATTAAACTTGAAGTTTATCATAAAGCTATCACGCGCGCGCGCCTGATCCAATTCTATCCGAACCTCGCTACACAAGGCGAGTTCGGTCCACAATTCTATTCGCTTCAGAAAGCCATAACGGCATGCTTCCAGCAACGGCAAATGCCCGGTGGGATTGACATTACTTTTGGTAGTGGCATGAACGCCGTGGCGATTGGCCAGTGGATGGATGACGCCGTGTTACGTGGCGCCGTGCGATTTTATGAACGTGATGGCAAGAATTGGGATTCAACGTTGCTCGAAGCAACATCAAGGTTTCGCCAAACCATATACGCCGCGTTTGATGTAGAGCTCGCACAATTTGCACGCAAGTGCAACAATGTTCGCGGTTCAGCTCCGTTTTCGCGGTGGGGTGTGGTGCGTTATTTGATGCGACACACGGTGAAATCGGGTCACAACGATACCACGACGGGCAATAGCTTGGTCAACGCCGGCATTATATATGCCGTCATGCGCCGATTGGGGTACAAGGGCAGCATTATCGTCACGGGCGACGACCTGCTCGTTGCGCTGCATGGCAAGTATGATTGCCATAAAATTGAGCAGTTGGAGCGTGAGTACGGAATCCAACCCGAGTGCCGAATATTCGAAGAACCAACCCATGTGTCCTTCGTTTCGGGCATTTTCTTGCGTTGTCATGGTAAATTCCTCTTTACCCCAATGCCTGGTAGACTTTTGGCGCGTCTGTGGTGGTCGGTTAACCCCCCACCACCGCGCCACCGCAATGCGATGCTGCGTGGCATCGCACGCGGGCTGTTACCATGCATTCGGGGCTTGCCCATTGTGGGAGCGTTTGTCGGAAATTTTGATTCCGAAGGCGCTGCCGACTACTCGCGCAAGTATATGAATTACCATGGGTGTGCACACGATTTTGGAGATGACATCGTCGCGAATTTCTCAGAGCGGTACGGCCTTGAGCCGTCCGCCATAGTAGAATGCGATGCGTGGATCAAATCGTTGCCACCGTGCCCCCTATTTTTGGTGCACCCCGTTCTCACGCGCATGATGGAGGTCGATTTGGCCGACATCGGTGACCGTGATTGGGGTGATTGCCTATGGTAGTATTCGGGAACGCCGCTCGGGATCACACAGTAAATTGTGAAAGTACATAACATGACTTCAGCAGCAAACGCGCATATGGATCGCCTGAAGGCGAAACTTGCGGCCCACGGTATATCCGAGGAGGGCCGTTCGTTTTGCCTGAAAGCGTTGGACCCCGCAAGCTCGCTACCAAATGTCGGTATACCCGACACTTCTAGCAGCTGCGTGATGCGACCAGAATACCGCGCACAAGGCGTGGTGAGTCCACCACTTGCCGGCACATTCTGGGATACCTACATGTGGATGCCCCCAGGCGACACCGTTGGCGTTTGGTACGCCACGGCACCGCAAGTCGCAGGCCCCGTGAATTTCGGCAATGTGGTTGCACCGGCAAACGCCATGGTGGGGTATATCCCCCTACAAGCGTGCAATAATGTCCCCGGCGGGACATACCATTACGCCATCAAGGTGAATGGGATTGCCCCGACGGTGACGGGCTATACAGCCTTGTGCACCGTGCGCCAACCTGCATCGTTGATCGACTCGTTCAGGACGACTTATCGATCGATCACTATCGAGCAGGACGCGGCAATGATCAGTTGCCAAGGCGTGGTGTGGGCAGGTCAAGTGCCCACAGTGGTGCGCACGCGATCAGGGGCAGTTGTGCCCGACTTGGGCGCTGTTGGCGCGGACGGCTACATGTGCACGACTGTGACAGTGGCATTACCGATGAATGAGTCCGATCTCATGCAATCGTGTCCCGGTGCTTATACCGGCACTGTCAAGGACGGCTTGTATCTCGTGACGCGCCTGTCGGGACCAACCCAACCCTTCGCGAACGTCGACCACCCCTCAATGAGTGTGGGGTCCGACGGGTTGGCGAATTCCACGTATCTTTCGTGCAATCCTGTCAATGCGACTTACCAGTACCCAGCCCAATTTTATGGCACGACTGCCGACAATTTCTCTGGTACTGTCCCATGGCCCTTCGCCATCGCCAACGCGGCGGGGCCTCACCCGAACCGGTCTCAAGGCGTCATTTTTGACACCTCGTATGACAACGCCAACACTGGCGTGATCATCATGCGTGGAATGTCATCCTCTGGCGGCGGTGGTGGTGGCCCAACGTTCGGCTCAAGTTTACGCTTGAAGGTTCTGGTTGGGTTGGAGACAATCCCCAGGCCTACGAGCGTGGATCGCATTTATGGCCGGCCCCCGGCACATTACGAGCCCCGCGCCCTTGAGGCTTATTACGCCGTCGCAGGTTCGACAGCCGATGCTTACCCCGCAGAGTACAATGCTTTGGGTGCGATACTGCCGGTGATCGGTAGTGCGCTCACGGCTTTGTGGCCCACGATACGCTCGGTTGGCAACCATTTTCTCGGCGG